CAGTAGCCAGGGCACCTAAGATGACTGCAGCCGTGCAGTTATCGCCGTGCCCTACAGCTACCAGACCTTTGCCGGAGGGTTCGCTGGACTGAATCTGGCGGTCAGCATCCCTTTCCTGTTGCGTGACCACATCAGCCTATACACCAACTACAACTCATACGACGGCACCTACGACAGGCTGCTAGTCGTTGGCACTGACTACGGCTGGATCAGCGACACGCAGATTCAGCTGCTGGCGTCCGCCTTCAACATCACGGTGAAACGGAAGACTCCAACCACGGAGCTTCTGGTCAGTTGGACCGATGGCTCCAACGTTGACATGGACGACCTGCTGACGGCAGACCGGCAGAACCTGTACGCGGTGCAAGAGCAGGAAGATTCCAGCGTCCAGCAGATTGCCAACTCTGGAGCAATCTTGGACCAACTGGACGACGTTCTTCCATACACTTTGGTCGGCACGGTTGCAACGATCCCGACTGCACCGACCAACGGGCAACGCATTGAGATCGGCAACAGCACCGGAATCCAGTCGTTTTCGCCGCTGACTGGAAGGCCTTCGACGTTTATTGGCGCAACCAACTTGACTGTGAGGCTGGTTTATTCCGCTGCCGGGACGACCTGGCAATGGGTGGATTACAGAGCTGTAGATCCCGATGGCCGATACGCTGGGATCAATTTTACTCAGTCAGGCACTGGGGCGATTGCCCGCACCATTAACTCAAAGTTGCGTGATGTTGTCATCAGCGTCAAGGACTTTGGGGCAGTTGGTGACGGTACGACAAACGACACTGCCGCCTTCACTGCTGCGGTCGCATCAACAACGGCAACCATCGTCGGTATCTACGTTCCACCTGGTAATTACAAGCTGCCTACCAGCCCTTCAATCGGCTCCAAGACGGTTACATGGTTCTTTGCTCAGGGGGCTTTTACCAACAACGGCAGCGGCGACATTGGCGCAGCTTTACCTGGAAGCGTCGTCTCCAACAGTGTTTATTGGCAACCATGGGCGGCGGGGGGCAGTCAGGTGCTGGGTGGCCCCTATGGCTACATGGGTTCCACTAGCCTCACGACTGCATACCCGGCTCATGGTCGATTAGGTTTTACTTCGCTAGGCAATCCTACGGCAAATGCAGACGGGGCAACCATAGGGTTTAGCTCTGGGATGATTAACCAGACCCCATCAGGAACTGCAAAAAGTTCAACATGGAACTTTTACGGCTCCACCGTTGCTGCATCAGCATCATCTAATGCAACCGCGCAATGTATTGAGCTGGATATTGCCGCAATGGCCGGAAGCACTGGCAAAACTTATGGACTTGTCATTGCGGCTGGGGGCGAGATAGCCGACCCTGCTACCTACTCCGCCACAAAATCATTTAAGAGCGTTGACACTGCCATTCAGATTAGCCCAAATGGCGACGTCCGATACGCAAACTTAAACTTTATCAACGGCCTACTTATTCAGGGGTCTGCCATTAGCCCAACCCTTAATAATGCAATCTACCTGGGGTTTGGCCATGCAATACGCTGGGCAAATACCAGCAGCGCCTTTGTTGGTCAGATTTCATGCTCTGCAACAACCAGTGCTCAAGCAGTCTGGCTCAACATGGACTCGGACGGAGCCGCGTTTTCAACATTAACAAACAATGGTCTTTTTAGAATTAAAAACAGTCCTAGCACTGGGTCAACAACAAATTTTTTAGAGGTATCACCCGGCATTAACACTGGCAACTCTCCTGAGTTTCGTGCTCAGGGAGGGGATGCTAATGTCGATATTACCCTTGCTCCAAAAGGTACTGGAGCCGTTCAGATCCTCACTGGGGGCTTTACGGGATCTGCTGGCAGCTTGAATGGCTACCTGCCACTTAGAGTAAATGGGACACTATTTAAGGTTCCCCTCTACAACTTATGAACAGTTACACCATCACCTTTGATCGCAGCGAACTTCAGACCGTGCTTAACGGCTTGGGCGAGCTTCCAGCACGGGCCTCGATTGCCCTGATCCACAAGATTCAGCATGAAGTGTTCCTGGCTGAGCAGGCCGGGAACACCCAACAAACCACCACCACCGAGGAATCCCATGGCCTTGACTCTTGATTACAGCTTCAACGGCGTCGTCATCCCTAACGCCTACATTTCCGTCTTCCGTTATCAGGGCAACAAGAGCTGGATGAAGACCGATTTCGGAGTGTACCTGCGGCAAGAACCGGGTGCCACTCAGATTCATTCGTTTGGTGAAACCGTGCCCATCGACCTGAAAGGCGGCAACCCCGTGGCCCAGGCATACGAATGGCTCAAAACCCAGCCAGGGTTTGAGTCTGCGGTGGATTGCTGAGAAGCGCACAAAGCCGTATGCCTAAGCCATGCGGTTTCAGTTAGGTAGCGGATGCCTGGCGCAGCCCATTAAGATGCCAGCAGCTCTCCATGGGTGCAGTGGGTGTCGCTGAATCCCTGGCCCTGGCGGGCCTTGGCCTGACAGTCCTCGGATTTGCCGGGACCACCGTGGCCTCCGGTGTCAAAGCCCTCTGGGCCATCTCCAAGGGACTGGGCACCTTCGAGGGCAAGATCCTGGAGATCCTGGCCCGCCACGAAACCACCCTCGACGACCACGAAGACCGGCTACGGGCCGGCAAGCTCTGATGGCCTGGTTCACTGCCGCCCTGGTCGCCTCCTACATCGGCATCTGCGAGTTCAGGGCACCGACTCCCTGGCAGACGTGCGACAGCCGCTGGAACTGGGCCCTGGGGGTGCTGGTGCCCAGTCCGTTGCCTGCCCTGACCAAGTTGGTCACGCAGCGCCGCCGGAAGCCCGCTGAGGCCGAGCAGCCAACGACTCCTGGGTGAGGGGTGGCTTGCTGCAGGTCAGCATCCAACCCCCTGTCCCACCCGGTATCCACCTCGGATTCCAGTTGCGACGGCTGTATTGGACCCCAGCACCGTTCCGATTGGTCGTGTACCCACCTGAGGCCAGCATTGCTTCCCCATTCGGGTCGTTGTGGATCCAGTGGGTGTCGTTGTAGCCCTTGATGACCGTCCAGTGGCCCCCTCCGAACGGGTTGGAGGATGACCCCTTGTGCAACCAGCCCACGGCAACGGGCCTGCCAGCGTCAATCTCGCGTTCGATGTCCTCCGGCCGCCCATCGGTGCGGAAATGGGCATCTAATTGGAGCAATCGCAACGCCCGAAGCTGTGCCTCAGCGTTGGTCGAGTCCCCATACATGGATCGGACCCGGTTATAGGCGTCGTCGTCCTTAATTCGCCCCCAATACATGGCCAACATGGCGCAGCTGGAGCTGAAACACTCCCTGTAGCCGGTGCCAGAGGCGTTATCCAGCTGGCTCTGCCACTTCACGGGCAGAGGATTGGGGAATGTTTCGGCCATGATGGGGTGATCTGCAGCCCTGCAACCATCATCATGGCCGACGATTCGCTCCGGGAGAAGCTAGACCGCTTGAACGAGGCGGTCACCGACCTTTGCCTGGGCAAGGTCACAGGCGAGCAGCTGGATGACGAAGGCAACCCGGTCCCGGTCAGCAATGACGACCTCCGGGTGGCCATGCAGCTGCTGAAACAGAACTCGATCTCGGCCGCGGCGATCCCCGACAACCCCATGGATCGCATGCAGAAGATGCTCCAGGGCATGCGAATCTCCCCCGGCCACCTGGAGGCCAGGCAGAAGGCGCTGCCGCACCTCCTACCGGCCCTCTCGGCTGATCCCGCCAGCAGCACGGCCGCCCATGAAGCGGTTGAGGGGTAGGCCCATGGCCAGGGCCTCGATGCCGCGGCCTGTCTCCTCGAAGATCGCGTCGATCGTGGCCTGCAGCAGCTCCTGGTCCCGCTGGGTCTTCACCTTTTGCTGGTCCTGGGCCGCCGATTCCTCAAACCAGGCACAGCCGATCGCCAGGGCATCCAGCCGGTCGATCCATGACAGGCAGCCACGGTCCGTGGTGACCCTGCTGAGCTGAAACATCAGGCTCCGCTGGTGCCCCGTCTCCTGATCTTTCTCGGCCTCCTCCCATTCGCTGCGGATCCTGGCCTCGTTCACCACCAGCCGGTGCTGCTGCACCAGGGGGGCCACCGTGTTGACGATCCGCACCTCCTTCTGCGCCGTGCTCCATGGCACCTCATCGGCATCGAGGATTGAGCAGTTCGGGTAGATCCGCTGCATGTGGGGCTGGAGCACCTTGTTGAACATGCCGCCCCCGTAGTTCGGCTCTGGGATCACGGTCTGCACGTTCCACTGCTTCGCCTTGTGGCACAGGGCCTCCAGCGTTGCGTCCTCAAAGCCGGCCTGCGTGCCGCCCCAATCGAGGAGGAACATATTGCCGTTCAACTCCGCCAGTACGCACCAGCCCATCTCGTCACGGCCACGGGCTGATGGGTCGATCGCCATGGCGACACGCCACACCTCCGTGCGCGGCAGCCAGTTCCCCAGGGCCACCGGCCGGTGGTAGTAGCGGTCGCTGCCCAGGCCGACGCATTGCAGGCCCTGGATCCGCTGCTCTTGGCTGGAACTCCACGACACCAGTTCCGGCAGGGCCTTGCCATCGAGGCCCATCACGATCAGATCGCCCAGGCGGCAGGGGAACTTCTCCGCTGTACTCAGCCGGCAGTTGAGCATGTACTGCAGCTGCACCCAGGCCTTGGTGCCCCGCAGCTCCTTCTCCTCCAGCACCTCCTGCGGGAAGCGCTCTGGATCGGTCGGCATGCCGATCAACCATGGGTTCTCCTGCACCTCCGCCACCAGCTGCGGGCACAGGTGGCCCTCGTAGCAATCCCAGGCGTTCTCGTCGGTCGGATCGGGGTAGCGGGCCGGGAAGTACCGGATCTTGTAGTTCCGATTCCTGGACAGCTCCAGGTACAAGC